TCTGATTATTTCGGAATACCAACAAAAGTTGCTGGACTAGAATTCAGTGCATTATGGCACCGAGCATATACGCTCGTCTGGAACGATTGGTTCCGAGATGAAAACTTACAAGCACCAAAAACAATATTAACAACCTCTGGAGCAGACGCAACGACGTATGCATTACTTAACAGAGGTAAAAAACACGATTACTTTACATCAGCTTTGCCATGGCCTCAAAAAGGCGCAGACGTAACAATACCATTAGGAACAACAGCTGCAATACATCACAACGCCCCAAATGATGGCGATATTAGTGTGTATTCAGATGTAACATCACAATATGGCAAAATGGGAGCCCAAGGAACCTATGTAATCGGAGAAAATGCTGTAGCTGGTTCAGAATCAACTGCATTATATGCAGATTTAAGTGACGCAACAGCAGCAACAATTAACCAACTTCGATTAGCATTCGCAACACAAAAATTTCTTGAAATACAAGCTAGGGGCGGTTCAAGATACATCGAAGTAATAAAAAACCACTTTAACGTAACTAGCCCAGACGCTAGATTACAACGACCAGAATATCTGGGTGGCGGAAGCTCACCGGTAAATATCAGCCCGGTCGCTCAAACATCGTCAACTGACGCAACAACACCGCAAGGTAATTTATCGGCCATAGGAACAACTGTACTTAGTGGCCACTCTTTTACAAAGAGTTTCACTGAACACACAATAGTAATAGGTATGGTATCTGTACGTACAGATTTAACATACCAACAAGGACTGAACCGCATGTTCAGCCGAGAAACAATATACGACTACTACTGGCCAACGTTATCAACGATTGGCGAACAAGCAGTCAAAAACAAAGAAATATATGCACAAGGATCAGCAGCCGACGAAACAACGTTCGGCTATCAAGAGCGTTATGCGGAATACAGATACAAGCCAAGTTCAATAACTGGCAAATTCCGTTCTAACGCAACAGGCACACTAGAATCATGGCATTATGCACAGGAATATTCAGCCCTGCCACTACTTGGTGATTCATGGATACAGGTAACAGATACAAACGTACAACGGACACTAGCGGTAGCAAGCGAACCTCAATTTATATTTGATTCGCTATTCAAACTTAAGTGTACAAGACCAATGCCAGTAAACAGCATACCTGGAGGAACACATTTCTAATGGGTGGATTATTCCAGGGTATCGGCAGTGCAATCGGAGGTCTCTTTGGTTACAAAGGTACTAAAAACCAAAACGTTGCATCTGCCCAACAGGCTCAAAAACAAATGGACTTTCAACGAGAAATGTCCAACACGGCTGTACAACGCCGAATGGCGGATTTAAAACAGGCCGGAATTAATCCTATTTTAGCTGCAAGCAAAGAAGCAAGCTCTCCATCTGGCGCAATGGCGCAAATGCAAAACGTATCAGCGGGAGCTATTAATTCAGCTTTACAAGCAGCACAAATAGGTTCAACAATACAATCAACAGCATTAACAAAGAATAAAACTGGTATGACAGAAATACTTGGTTTATTAGGCGATTATATCGCCGGACAATTACGAGTCGGAATAGATTCAGTAGATTTACCTAAAGAATCTTCAGCCGACCAGGTAGAAAAAAAAAACCAATGAAACAATTAGTACAGCTGTTGATAACAGAGGTACTTTTAAAGAGTACCCTATACCCGCGGAAAATAGACGCGGAACAAGATACAGAAATGCAAAACGCATTTATGATCCACTTACTAAACGATGGCGTTTAGTAGATCTTAAAGGAGAACAATACTTTGACTAAAAGAAAAGCCACAGGCATAACAAAAAACACATTTCGTTCAGCCTATAACCTAGGCAACGAAGACTATAGCCAATCATTTACTGATGGCTTAACAGAACAACATCACACAGACACGTGTGATATTAATAAGATCCTGGCACAATTTATGGAAACAGGAATTATGCCACAAACAAACGCAAACCCACAATACGGAGACGTATCAGACGTCGACTTTACACAAATGCAAAATCAACTAGCGACAGCAA